AGTCAGACGGCAGGGACATATATTGATTGCCGTTGCTCATCGAACCGGTGACGTTTTTACGAAGTGCCGGAAGCTGGACCGTGTTGTAAATGCGCTGCTCAGCAACCTCCACAAAAGTAGGAATATTCGCCACGAAGGAAGTCTCCGTGGACTGACAGTAGTCCTGAATCAGTTGTGTAAGCTCTGAGTAGTTCATTAGCTCCAGCCTGCGCGGACCTTACCGTTGTTCTGCAAATTGATCTGCGAGACGAACTTCTTACCCTTGGTGGCAGCGCCAGCACCCTTCATATCCATGTGGGTGACGCCCTTGTTGACATCCTTTTCAGGATAGCCATTCTCACCAGTCGAGTCAGTGTTCGGCCTGATCTTGCCGGGGTTTAGTTCTTTCATGGCAGTTACTTCGGGCCAGAAGACTTACGGACCGGGCTGCGCTGGTTCATCACCTTCGCCATGTTCCGACCGTACTTCTTCATCTCCGCATTAGTCTTGCCACCAGCACGAAAGCCTTTAGCGTTCTTGCCGTGAGCCTTGCTCGCCGGAAGTTTGGCGTGTTCCTTCAAAGTCATAGCCATCTCAGTCTCCTAGGTCGTAACGACCGTCACCGTTCCTACTTCACCGAACGGCGCTAAATCATTAGGCGTCAGTCCGGCATCATCCGCTCTGGCCCCGCCCACGGGTGCCCAGCCCCATTGTATCTGACGACTGCCATTGGCACCGTCATTACCGACCGCAAAGTAACTCGTGTCCGGTCTCGGGTTCCGTAGAGCCTGCGGGTCGTCCACAGGATACAGACCAAGAGACAACTGGGGTTGGTCAGGCTCCCAGCACTCCGGACAGACCAAGATATTCACGTTCTTGGTCTTGATCACAATCGACTTCAACTGGCGCAGTTTGTATTGAAAACCACACCGGTCGCACATTGCGATGGAATGTTTGCCACTTGCGAACCTGTTTGGCATTAGTAGCCACCCAAGAAGCTCTCACGTGGGACAAACCGCACCGCCGCCTTTTCTCGGTCTTCACCAGCCGCCAAGTCCCAAGCCTCGTCGTACTGGGCTTTCAAAATAGCCGTACGCGCCTCAGCGCCAGCAATCTTCATCGACAGCATATAGGCCAGACCCGCCACCATGCAGGGCAAGAAACGGAACGGAATATCCTGTCCGTTTACGCCCGTACCGGGGTCAAACATCCGACGCAAACGGGTGTAATACAGAATCCACGTGGTCGAGTTATCAGGCTTCGGCCACACCGTAAACTGCGGATAGACAATGACGTTATCCGCGCCGGTTGCACCCGTACGCCGGTTGATCCAAATCTGAATCGGACGACCTGTCGCGTTCTTATTCGGGATGGAGACGTAGGTGCTGGACGAGATACGACTGATATTGATGTCCTGCTGGTTCGTGCCAGAGCCAGTGCGAATCACATGGTCAAGCAAGTCAACCGTGTCCACCGGCAAGTCATACGTACCGACGTTGTATGTCAGTGTTTGAGTGCCTTCCTCTAGCGTCCAGAGGTTGATACCTCGGTTTGACCAGTCCATCAGGAGCAAAGCAAGACTACGCTTCGACGTACGGAAGTCATAACCCGTACGCAGTTCAGCACCGCAACGCTCAAACGCCTCTTCAATGATCGTATTGAGATCGAGGTTAAAGTCTGTAGTAGCTGTAGTCTTGTCTACCATTACTTCCTCGCTGTCACTACGTCGTCACCCTTGGTGACGGTGACATGATCGCCCTCAACGTCCACTCGCATCGGCTGTTCCTTGCGGTCCAACTTATCAAGTTTGGCGATGAGGTCTTTGATGACATCAAACTCAGGCTTGGCTTCCTTCTCCGTCGCACCGGCAATATTTGCCAGCATAGAGATCAGGGCGGTCAACGACGCACCCAGCAAGCCCATGACAGCAGCGATTTTCTCGTTGTCCAACTGAAGGCTAGAGACGACCCCAATCACCACGATAAACGTAATGTAGAAAAGGCCATACTTGCCGATAGATTTACCAGCAACATCCTTCGCAGACGACTCACCTTCAATCCGCTTGGCCTCTGCCATAGCGTCAAGACGAGCCTTGAGAAAATCTCCGAGCGTCATCTTATTTACCTAGTTTCCTAAGCGTTTGCGCCAAGCGAGCGCGTTGACCCATCTTACCGGGCTTCTTCGCCGCAGCAGCGAGTTTCTTGGCCGGGATTTTCTCGCCAGCCTTAACGCCCATAGCCGAACGCAGAGCGCCCGGCTTCTTGATAGCGTCCTTGATCCAACCGCCTTTCTTGAACACACCTCGTCCTTTAAGGACATCGGCACGAGTTACTTTGCCGTCGTTGTTCAAATCCGGGAAATCTTTAGCCATGTTTATTTACCTTTTTGACGATACGCACGGGTTTTTTGCGAGATGCCTTTGGGCTGCGCGACGAACTGCTTGCCTTGGGCTTTTCCTCGTCGCTTGGCGGCAGTGGTTCGGGCGTACTCAGCAGGGCTGAGAGCTTTGATCGCAGCCTCTGGTAGATATCTTTCACCCGTATCAGAAGATCGTTTACCACTCTTCGTCCTCCACTTCTGGGCAGTCCATGCCTTTAACGACTGCTGCGGAGCCTTCATGACTTGTACCCGCCGCCCTTTTCCTTATACCGCTTAGCCAGCAACTGTGCCTTACGCGCCGACCATTGCCCTGCCGCCGTGCCCTGAACAGCACTATTCTTGATGCTGTTGAACAATGCTTTACGCATACCGGGCTTGGTGTAGTTACCGGCTTGGTTGACCTTGCTCTCGCCGCCTTCCTTGAAGGTACGAATGGGTTTGCCCGTTCCAATCACAGGCTTTTTATCCCCCCGTCGTTTGGCGCGGGGAATCTTCTTCGGACTGATTGCACCCATGCCACGCGAAGCCATCATACAAACCGACCTCGGGTTTTACCTTTCTTAGCGATGCCGTCAGCACGCCGCGAAGCTGACGATTTCACTGAACCGCCCCGCTTAAACTTAAGTCCTTCCGGGAGTTCGTCTGCATACGCCGCACGACGATCAGAACCTTCCGAACTAGCACGATACCGCTCGTCATAACGAGGAATACCACGACGGGACAAACCACGCCGAGCCGCTTCGCCAGCTTTATCCGCAGCACGTTCAGCAGCGTTAGCACGAGCCGTTTGCATACGACGAAGCATCTGCTTGGCACGAAGAGGTAGGTTTGCATTTCCAGCAGCAACGCCCGCAGCGGCACCGGCAACTTCGCCCATTCTTTTCAAAGCGCGGTCTACATCCTCTTGGTCCATATCAACATACGGACTCTTGCCTTTATCGCTGTATCCGGTACTGCGGTCGCCGGGAAGACCGGACTTAGTACGAGCTACGGTCGTTTCAGCCTCTTCTTTTATCCGGCTAGAAGGACCTGAAGTCTCATACTTTTTAATGAACTCCATCGAACTAACGCGACGGGAGGGAGTCTTACCACTACCCGACTTTTTGCTCGACGATTTTTTATCGGATTGCACACCCGGCTTTGGGTCTTCTTCGTAACCCACTCCGCCTTCAGCGTAGCGACGAACCTTGCGCTTCATACAAATTTACCTCGGGTTTTACCGCGTTTGGCGATGCCGTCACCACGGCAGCAAGAGTCCATCTTGCCCCCGCTACGGGCCGTACGCACGTTACGAGTAAAGTGTTTGATAGACTTTTCTCGGTTTTCTTGGTTGATTTCGGCTCGTTTCTTCTTGGCCTCGTAGTATTTCTTAACGAGAGCCTTACTCTCTGCATCACGGCGTTTCTGCTCGTTCTGCTTCTTACGCTCTTCGATTTGAGCCATCTCGCCAGCGTACTCTTCCTGAGCAGCGCCGGGACCAATGATGATCTCTTCAATCTCGCCGCCGTCTTGGAATTTTTTTGCTCGCGGTTTAGGCGGAAGCGGTAAGCGTTGTTTTCTAATGCTCATAGCCCCAAACCGGGGCATCTTCTTTTTGAACATACCAGCCGTATATTTGGGGATACGATCCATAGTTACACCATTTTGCCTCGGGTCTTGCCGCGTTGAGCAATGCCGTCAGCACGTTTGGAAGCAGAAGAACGGGCTACGCCGCCCTTACGCATACGGGGACCGCTAGTACGCTCCTCGCCAACTTCCTCGATGTATTCCGGATATTTGACCGGATCGGGAATTACTGGGGTAGAAATTTTATCGCGGAATCGTTGTTCAGAGGCTCGTTGCATAGACCCTGAACCTTTACTCCTTCTAGCCGGTACCTGACCGCCACCAGCCATCTTTTTGATATGACCGCCAGCAGCCTTGCCACCCGGCTTTTTAGGAGCGGGTTTCGGGACAGCGGGGCCTTCAGCACCATAACCAAACTGCCGCCACTCCGGGATCACCGAAGAATCGGGCAGCATGGAACGTGGGATTAAATCATCCGACGATCCGGTTTTTGGAGCCGGGGGTTTAGCTGCTTTAGCCACAGTAACCACCGCGCATCATCTTGACCATCTTGCCTTTGGTCTTGCCCTTGCTGGCAACGCCATCAGCGCCCTTGCGATAGACAGAACCACCGTCCGAATAAGCCATACCGCCACCGGCCATTTTCTTGTTCTTGACCATCGCACGACCCATCTTGTCAGCCGTACGGTTCTTCATGGCGCGACCGCCTTTGTCAGCCATTTCGCGCATTTCATGCTTGAGCATGGACTTCGGAGCGCCCTTCTTCTTCATGAAGGCCACTTCTTTCTTCATCATCATCTTGGATTCTTTCATTTGAATTTACCTTTAAATTGGCTTGGTGTTGTGATTTACCAAGCGGTCTATTTTTTGCTCCAGCCGGTCAAGCCGGTCAAGAAGCATCTGGGCATCGGCTCGGACTTCCGCACGGGTGACATGATCACGAGCCACTTCTTCTCGGGTTCTGTTGAGGAGAATCCCCAACCGTTGAAGTTCAGCGAACTTCTCTTTCACAACAAAACCCAAAACGGCCACGATTCCCGTAAGAACCATGTTCCAAACCAGCATCTCCATTTCAACAGTTCCATGCTCGGAGGGACTTGTTGATACGGCTGTTGGGATCATTGGCGGTCTTAGCACTCGTGAGCTTTTTCTTCATTCCTGACATTCTCGCGCAGAATGATTTCTTACGAGCGCCACCTTCCGGCTG